TTACCTTGTTATCGCATTGTTGCTTGCAATATCTGCAATAAGGGTTGCTAATGCAGGGTTACTTGCCGCATCTACGCTCCTTGTTTGTGTGGAGTAGTTGGTCAGTGTCCATGTTTTATTGTTGCTGCTATTCAAAAATTGATTGCACGACTCATATCTATATGTGGGGGTACTGGAATATGCAACATTACCATTACTGGTCACATGTATAACGCATCCAGTAATATTAACAGTTTCGGTTCCTGTCAAGATCTCAAATGGCCTTACAACAGATGAGGAGCCGAAGTGCGAAAGAGCTGTTACTTCTTTCATTATGACGCTTGTTGATGCTCCTGTTTTGATATATGAACTAGGCGTTCCCTGAGTTGACAGGAATGTAACACCTGCGAATTTAATATGCCTGCAATCAGTAACCTCGACAAAAGCCCTGTTTGTGTCAGCCCAGGCTCCTGTAATTGAGATATCACTGAATGTTACATCACAGTTTCCTGATGTACCTGTCGGTTTCCCGCTAAAATCGATAGCTCTCGCGTTTGTGTCTGTGATATCTATCTCAATATCAGAGAACCTTATTTCTCCCAACGCGTTCGTAGTGTTACCTGAGTTTCTTGCGAAATAAATTGCCTGTACAGATGGGTTGCTTATCTTGATATTGGAAAATGTTAATTTATCTGTGCCATCTAATGGATAATATCTACATAGTATCCCGGTGGCACACCTGCTAGACACTACATCAGATATCAGCAAATCACTTGCATATTCTATCGCCAAAGATGCATTGCTAGACTCAATATAACCTGTGTTAATAACACCGAGTCTAAAGTTGCACCTAATTCCATGAGACTCACAGTTTTTGATGATGAAGTTGCTTATAACTACCCTGGTTGCACCAACGTGATCTGTATCCGACCCCATCACCCTGATACCGTTACCTCCTGAGCTGTTAATTTCAGTCCTTGAAATATCAATGGTGCTTGTTCTGTTTGCAATGTCAGCGTAGACAAATAGGGTTGACTGGTAGGTGTTTATGCCTCTGAAGCCATCTATAAATACTTTACCAAAGTTTTTAACTACAAGGCCAGAGCCTAGCCTAGTTTCTGCATCTCCTGACCCTCCAGATTGCTTCCCTAGCCCTGCATCGTAGCTATATACGTTGTATGCATAGAATTCTGTTCCAGTGTTGCACTCTGCATTGCTGTACCACGATCCATGCATAGAAATATCCCTTAAGAAACATTTCCCCCCAGTTATGATTGCAAATGATGGATTTGGTGCATTGTTATCTGATTGCTGTGAAATTCCCAATCTATCGAACCATCAATTATTATGTCATATGGTTGCCTGATTGACGCTGTTAATGGTGTTCTCAGCCAAAATTGGTTGACTGTGAATTTTGTTTTTTTTCCATTTTGATTTAATAGTTAAATCACTATTTACCGTGAAATCGCCTGACAGCGTATAGTTTTCTGAGGACAGAATTATATTTCCACCAACACCAAGCAACCTCTGTAACTGGGTGTCATTCTGTGCGATTTTCCACCCTGAATTAACCTCATGAAAAAAGGTTACAGGGTAAAGTTCTACAGAACCATTGATAGACGTTGTGTCATAACTCGCAATAGTTAAAGGAGATGATAATGGTGCGCTAAGCATCATCACAACTCCATTTAGCCTGATATATCTCGTGCCGGCAGGAATAATTTCTCCAACATTTGCATTTACGCCAATTGATGGCGGGTATACATCCCCGCCCAAAAATCCGTTCATCCCCCTTAGCCATGAAAGATTAAGAGTGCTTGCAAATTGGTCAGGCTCATAGCCTAAAATATTCGGGAAATAAAATTGCTGGACTCCATATGCATCATACACAGACATGGAGTGACCTTTAACCGTCACGAACTTGGTTATCTGACCATTGTAAACTGGATAACCACCGGCGTTGATCAAGATTGGCTGGGATAGTTACAGTGCCAATTCCCATTATAAACGGGATCGCCTGCTGTCCGGTTGGCGTTGTTACCCCTGCCTGCCCCGCTCTCTTCGTTGACTCCAGATAGTTCTTCAGCCCTCTCAGATAAGCAGCATCACGGCCTTTAAACGCGATTCCAGTCTGGTTAGACATCAGGTTAACCTGTCGCAGGAACTGGTCAGGTGATTCGGCTAATCCATCTCAACACCGTTTGCTTACATGGCATCCCATCATCACGACAGACGGAGCGCAGCGATTCACCCTCCGCCAGTCTCAGGCAGATGCTTTCCGCTAACTCTTCTGAGTAATCTGATGGGCGACCGATTTTATTTTCTTCGCCCATATTTCATTACGCCTTAGTGAATGCTTGTGCGTAACGCCTTAGTGAATGCTTGTGCGTACTCTACTGTGCGACCTGGACCCATCTGAATGACGCACAGGTCACCGATAGGCAGGAAGCCCGCAGTAATGGTAGGCTACATGGAGCGCAATGAACAGGATGGTTATTTCCGTTTTGCGCCCCTACCAAACGGAGGTGGAGTTTACTGCCAGCCAACTCACTGGATGCCACTCCCCTCACCTCCAGCCAAATAACAAACCCGCACATCGCGGGTTTTTCTTTATCCGGAGCCCGTATGCAACTCAACCCAGTGGCAGCCGTCATCATGGCTCTTATTGCATGGGCGGCTATCTCTTCACTCATTCACATGTCAGAGGGCTTGTTATGGCTGCACTGGTATATGTATTAGCAATTTGCGCAGCTAACTACCTGGTGTTTGTGTTCGGCCCATGGTGGTCAATCATCAACTCCTTCGTTCTCATTGGACTCGACTTCATCCTTCGCGACGTTCTTCATGAACGGATTGGATTTATAAAGGTTACTGGGCTTTCTGTTCTCTCCGGAGTCATCAGTTACACCATAAATCCAGCAGGCGGGATGATAGCCATTGCCTCTTCAATCTCGTTCGTTCTCGCATCGCTAGGTGACGGTAGTGTCTATCAATTATTGATTCGCAAGCCGTGGTCAGTTAAGGCAAATGCCTCAAATATAACTGCTTCAGCCATTGACTCTATATCGTTCCCGCTTATCGCATTCGGCTCTCTTATGCCAGGAATCATTGCCGGCCAGTTCATTGCTAAGGTTGGCGGAGGTTTTATCTGGTCATTAATTTTAAGGAAGAGATGATGACAGTCCACTTTCACGGAGGTCCTATTTGGGGTGATAAGGATTCACCTACAGATATGCTCATAAAGGCTCTGTACCGTGACGGTGGGGCGTTTATTTCCTTTGCAAGGCCTGAACAGATGAAGAAAGTCGCGATGTTTCCATGTGACATCAGGCTTGATAACGGAGCGTTTTCTGCATGGGATAAATCCAAAAAGAAAAAGATAGCCGTGGATTGGGGGAGGCGAAGTGAGAAGTTTTATGACTTCGTAGGGAAATGGTTCAGCCGCATTGAGTGGTTTCTTATACCTGATGTTATTGAGGGGTCTGAGGAAGAGAATGATGAGCAGTTAGAGCTTGTGCCTCACTGGCTTGCTTCAAAGGCCGTTCCAGTTTGGCACTCTGATGAATCAATTGAAAGACTTGTAAGGCTATCAGATCGGTATGAATGGGTGGCAATAGGATGCTGCGGACCTCACAGGCATATACGTTCAAAGTGGTGGGAGCATCGCATGAATGAGGTGTTTACCGAGCTATACATCAATAGAAATTCGGAAGTTAAGCTTCACGGATTGAGGATGCTAGATGTCAGGGTGCTTGGTATGTACCCATTCGCCAGCGCAGATTCTACCAATGTTGCTATTAACGTACCAAAAACCGAGAAACGATTTCCTGAGATAACAGACAAATTAGCTCGCACAGCTGTGCTGCGCGCAGCCATAGAAAATGTCCACCCTCCATCAATACCGGAGTGGGTAGAAAGAAAGGCAAAAGAACCGGCTCAGGCCGGTTTTTTATTTGAATTCACAGACGCAGCGTGAGGTGTGAAATGGCTAAATTTGCTGTGGGCGCGTTAGTGCAGCTTAAGTCTGGAGGCATCAGAGGGATGGTTGAGAGCCAGATTGAGCCAGAGGGTGACCACCCGAAATACTGGTGCAGGTGGGATGACGGCAACTACTCGGTGCATCACGAATACGAACTTCGCGCGGCTACTGTTGATGAGCCTCGCGTGTATAAGAAATTAGCGTAAGGAGATTGATGATGACTTTGCTTGAATTGCTGGTTAAGGAATTGCCATCTAGGGGCGGGTGGCCCGATGGCGTTGAACGCCTTGAGCAATATCCTGATGGGGCTCTGTTTGATGGTCCTAATTATCAAAGTAACTTTAAGTTCCAAAGGGCAGATGACTTTGGTGATGATGAAGTAACCCGCGAGCAATACGAAGCCGCACTAGTTGCCAGCAAGCCAGAATGGGATGGTGAGGGATTGCCTCCTGTGGGGTGTGAATGTGAGTATGAAACTAAATTTGATGGATGGCAGCCAGTACGAATTGAGCTAATCAAATCTGAAGGGATCGCCTTTACATGGCTGTCAAATAGCCAGGCTTACAATGGGCTTGATTGTGTCGGAGTGCAAAAGTCAGGCTCTTTCCGCCCTATCCGATCAGAAGCAGATAAGAGACGCCACGAGACAATGCGACAACTGTCTCATTCTCTCCGGGCAAATGGATCGGTTACAGAAGAGCAACTAAACAGACTGTACGCAGATGTTGCAGCAGGAAAGATTCCACACATCCGCATCGACTAGACCGCCGCAATGGCGGTTTTTTATTGGGGATAGATAATGTCAGACAGCGAAGAAATCAAAATCGAAGGCGGCTGCATTTACGAGTCACAGAATATTGATGGCGATAATTCAAAGTTCATCGTTACAGTGGTTGGACTCTCCCGCGTCCTGTTTGCTGACTTTCCGATGATTAAATTCAACGAAAGTTATCTTGAATATTGCGTAACAAGGAAAGAATTCCAGAAGCGATTCAAGCTATCGGAGTAACCATGGAATCACACAGCCTCACACTCGATGAGGCCTGTGCATTTCTCAAGATATCCAGACCTACCGCAACCAACTGGATTCGCACAGGCCGACTTCAGGCAACACGCAAAGACCCTTCCAAACCAAAATCCCCATACCTCACTACACGGCAAGCCTGCATTGCGGCGCTTCAGTCTCCGCTGCATACTGTCGGCGTGAGCGCGGGTGATGGCATAACAGAGGAACTGAAATGTCACTATTCCGCAGAGGTGAAACCTGGTACGCCAGCTTCACATTACCGGACGGCAAAAGATTTAAGCAGTCTCTTGGGACAAAGGACAAAAGGCAGGCCACGGAGCTTCATGACAAGCTAAAGGCCGAAACATGGAGGGTGAGTAAATTAGGAGAAACCCCTGAAATGACCTTTGAGGAGGCTTGTGTCAGGTGGCTTGAGGAGAAGTCTCATAAGAAGTCACTGGACGACGACAAGAGCCGGATCGGATTCTGGCTACAGCATTTTGCAGGGATGCAGTTGAAGGACATTACAGAAACGAAGATTTACTCTGCTATCCAGAAGATGACAAATCGCCGTCACGAGGAGAACTGGAAGCTCATGGAAGAGGCGTGTCGCAAGAAAGGGAAGAAGCCTCCAGAATACAAACCAAAGCCAGCAGCGGTAGCCACAAAAGCAACTCACCTATCATTCATTAAGGCGTTGCTCAGGGCAGCAGAACGTGAATGGAAGATGCTGGATAAGGCTCCGATCGTCAAAGTTCCTCAACCGAAGAACAAGCGTATCAGATGGCTTGAACCTCACGAGGCGAGAAGGTTGATTGATGAATGCCCGGAGCCGCTTAAGTCAGTCGTAGAGTTTGCGCTTTCTACTGGCTTAAGACGTTCGAACATCATCAATCTGGAATGGCAGCAGATAGACATGCAGAGAAAAGTTGCGTGGATTCACCCGGAGCAGAGCAAGTCTAATCAGGCCATTGGCGTGGCGCTGAATGATACTGCTTGCAGGGTGCTGAAAAAGCAAATCGGAAATCACCACAAGTGGGTGTTCGTTTACAAGGAAAGCAGCACTAAGCCTGACGGAACCAAATCACCTGTAGTGAGGAAGATGCGCTACGATGCCAACACTGCATGGAGGGGTGCGCTAAAACGAGCAGGGATTGAGGATTTCCGATTTCATGACCTGAGACATACGTGGGCAAGTTGGCTTGTTCAGGCTGGAGTGCCTATTTCTGTGTTGCAGGAGATGGGAGGATGGGAGTCAATCGAAATGGTTCGTCGCTATGCTCATCTGGCACCCAATCACTTGACCGAACATGCGCGGCAAATAGACTCGATTTTTGGGTGTTCAGTCCCAAATCTGTCCCATAGTGAAAATAAGGAAGGTACAAATGACGCGTAACTACTTGATTTGAATGGTGCGATAATAGGAACAATACATGACCAAATAGGTCATTGAATTATATGGATTTTACCACGTTTTGTTTTGGCAGATACCCCCAAAAGTACCCCCGTAAGATTTTCTGCTCCACCACCAGATCACAAAAAAGCTTTAGCGTGGTATTCACACGCTCACAAGGTACCTATTAGTTCGAAATTCTAAGTTACAGATACACCATCTCTAGCCCAAAACTTCAAAGCATGAAATCAGGTCGATGGGTTGAAATGCAAATAGAGACTTTTTCAATTAATTCAAGACAATATTCGATAAGGGCATCATCAACTTTCACCAGCCCAGCAATGCCGGACACATCACCCTCTTCGAAAACAGCTGCATCTGGTGTTTCCACCACAAAAGGTAATGAGCTAATTTTACCTAGCAAAAGCCTATAACTTGCTCCATCACCATGTTTTAAGGCGTTGATAGCAAGATAAAAATTATGGAAATCCTCCCTCAATGCAACTTGCCCTGCTTGTTCAAGTATTAATTCTGCTTCTCTGTAACCGTTTTTGGCAGCCACCCCCCGCTGTAAATGAGCTTCAAAAATTGAAAACAACCCAACCGCATGAATCATCTTCTGGAGATTGAGCGCCTGGAGATTTTTGACAGGCGGTGTCGATCCGGTTTCTGACAACTCATAGACATTTTTTTCATATGCTTCGTTTATCGCGTTTAACGAAAAATAGGTGCACCTATAAGCAAGTTCATAAAAATGATGCATGTTTCAAGTCCTCAAATGTTCGTCAAGGCTTTTGATTCGAATCAGATTATGTCAATATATTCAATAATCTTGATTTCAGGAAGCAACGATAACTTAGAGTGCGCATAGCCAAAATCCCTCTGACGGTACCGGTGGATGATAAATTTTGACCACTTAATCTGTTCGCCAACTTCCAGGAAAACCAGAACAGTGGCCTAAAAGAAGCGATAACAGGAATAATTCCAAGCTTGTAATGTATTGATTTTAATTTATTTATTTTATTCACTGTCGCCCCCTCAAACATATATCCTCACCGATAAGAAAAATTTATGATCGTTAGAGTTTCCTGTCCAGTTAGCCAAGATAATTTACTATACAATATATTCTAACATACTAATTAAAACCATTTAGCCCGCCCTATCACTTTTTTCTAAAACACATAATCTTAAGACTACAATTAAAATGCCATAACAAATTTTAGTCTACACAGCGACTATGTTTTTAATTAAGAACATACCATTGTTTTTTAAACAATAGGCATGTTCTCCATTCTTATGGAAACATACCGGTTACATAAATGTCTTCTTAAATATTATAATTATTTCCTTAAAACTTTTAACATCCATGAAATGTTTTACACACACAGCAATTACAATAGTGACAAACAAACTAAAAAAAGTTCCTAGCATTATATATTCAGAACGTTGACTATCATTATCATCCTTCAAGTCATTGAATCTGAAAGCGGTTTTTATGGCCATTACGGCAGCTATAGCTGTGTATTGTCCACAAAGATAAAAAATATATATCATAAGTCTTTCAATATAACCTATCCACTTCCCTGCATTATTAGTCGGGAAGATTCCTGAAACATCAACCTTTAAATACTCCTTATTATCAACGAGTTTTTTAGCAATCTTATCTGTATTCTCTTTAAACAAATTCATTTTACCTTCAATGTCGGCCTCGTTTAACCCGACCTTATTAACTAAGCTTCCTATTTCTAAGCTAAATTTCTCATCAAATATTTTTGCCAAATGACTTCTTGTAATATTTATTTTTTTTACAGCGCCATCACTCATTGAAAGATCAAGAAATAGCATTACCATTATGGATGCAGGCTTTAATAGTAACATTGCTCCAACAAGAATTGTTAGAGCATAAAGAATAGGAGTTATAGTATTAAGTTGTTTAGGTGTAACTACGAACCCACAATACTTACTAAGTACAATGACCCCTAAAATTATTATCAATACATGCATGACCTGGTCTAATAAAAAGCACAGAAAATTATTTATACCGTTTTTTACTAATACCCATTCCTTCGCCACATCAATCAACATATGTAACGCAACGACAACCAATCCAACCTTCAATATATTATATATCTTTGGTTGATAATCTACTCTTGTTGTGTATAAAAACAAAAATCCAGCAATCCCCCAAAGTAAATAATGAATCGCACCATGTTTAAAATGACTCAACAAAAATTCTTTCGTCCACCCATTTTTAAAAGATTTTCCCTTAACCATATCATTTGTCTGCAAATAAAAATCTGCAATCAAATGTGCAAGGATCATTATCACGAATAAATAATACACTTATATGCTCCCTTTTATATGATATGAGATCTCTTGCTGACTTAGCCTAAGATACTCTAAAATATTTTCAACACCTGACCGCGTTACTAGTTTATGTATTGTCTGCCTAGCCTTTTTCGTTTCATGCACTAAGTAAGGCATATCTAAACGTCCATTCTCTATGCTGAGTTTTAAAATCTCTGCCTGCTGTTTTGATAACATACTAAACAAGGTATCAAGTAATAAAACAGAACTATTCAATGATATTGTCAGCAATTGAATATCGGACGAAAATATTAGCATTCTGTTTTTTGGCATATCATCTAATGCCCTACCAGATTCAATAAAAGCCTTTTCATATACAGAACTATTATAACCAGAAAAACGGTTAAACTTCGTTATATTCAAAGACATTCTAGCATCATATTTATTGTCATCAATGTCCTCAGAAAGTGACAACAAAAAACTTCTCAAATAAGCCGCAATTTCAATTAAATATGCTGGGTCATTGCATGATATTTGAAATGAGTCTCCACGAAAAAATTCGATACCTTCAATATCATATCGTTTTGATTGTAATATTTTTTTTCGAAGCAAACTCATAATGTTTTGATAAGAAATCCCCCTCTCTAAGCCTGCTGTTGACCTGTATAGATCACCAGTAATCACCCCCAGATATCTATTTTCCACACTTACCTCCTTAATGCATTGACTTTAACAATATCACAGTATTTTTTTGTCAGTCAAAAAGGGTTACACAACGCTTAGTAACCCCTTTTGGCTGACAGCCTTAAGAACTATTTTTTGTCAGTCAAAAAGGTTACCCGTGCAACCGTAAGCCTTTCCGGCTGCATCAAAATGAATTTTTGTTAATGCAAAAAAAACCTTGACATGAAAAATATCATACTATTTTTTTGTCAGCCAAAAAGGGTTACAAACCGCAATGTAAGCCTTTTTGACTGACAAGAACCTTGAAAACCAAATAGAACCCGACGGATAAAATAGAATTAAGATAATGAAAAATAACAAAATTTTTCAATGCCAGTATTTTAAAAAGTACCAAGGTTGTAAGAAATTTATCTGAGTAACGATGTAAGTCATCTGTAACTTAGAGAGCATGCAGCCAAAAAATCCCCGCCAGCGGTGCCGGTGGGCGACAAGTTTTGAAAGATGCATCCAACGATTCTGTACCTGAAGTTTTCTAAAGGGGGAGCGGTTGACACTTTCCCCAGGCAATGCATAACAAACCATAACAGGCTGACACCTGCCCTGCTTCGCATCAGGATTAACAAAAGCTAACAGCCAAGGCTCAACAAATCTCAACGCCTGCCCTTTACACTTCTGCTGTAGCTGCTGTTCGTAGGCGTCAGGATCCGTTAGGTTGGGTTGACACTTTTCCCTGTTTTTCACGAAAAAGTGTCAAGTTAGAGGAGTTAGGTTTAGCCGGGGGTTTACAGTTTTTCACCTGCCAGCAGACAGAGTGCCTTTAATCCTGTTTCGCTCCAGTCATCCTGGGTATCGGGATGCATTGCGGCCACATAGGCCAGCTCGGAACGCAGGAAACGCAGACCACCAGCTATGTGATCTTTGCCATAGAAGCTGTGGGTTTCTTCATCCAGCCGGAAGAGAATGAGCAGTTGCTCTTCGGGCTCGTGCTGAACATCAAAACCCAGCTCAGCGGCTGCGGCCTCTATCCGCTGACCTGCATCAATATCAGCCGGCAGCGCTTCCTCGCCGTCATGCTTCCATACCCATGCGGTGGCCTGCGCCCACGTCATTGCATTGTGGTGATCACCAGCACCAGCACCAGCACCAGCACCAGCACCAGCACCAGCACCAGCACCAGCACCAGCACCAGCACCAGCACCAGCAGAATTTTGTTTAGCCTGCGTTGCATCAACATCCACTTTATCGCCTGAAATAACAATTTCACCGCGGGCTATCCAGCCGTAAACAGTTTGCCGGCTGACGCCCATATGCCTGGCGTAGGCTGACTTACTTAATAGCATCGTGATGTTTCCCTCCGGGCAGAAAAAAGCCGCCCTCAGGCGGCCTGCTTCTCTTCTGAATGTGTCTGCCGCTGGCTGCCTTTGAGCATCGCGCTGACATGTTCGCTTAACTGATCAAGGCCGGTCATGCGGGGCAGAACTTCTGATGGATCGTCGTTCTTCCCGTAAACGAGATTGTTATACCAGGTTCGGACAGCTGTAATTTGTGCGACGTCCTTCCTTACCGCGTCGACCAGATCGGCAACCGCGTTAATCACCTGCCCGTTCTCTGATGCAATACGGGAGAAGCCGAGACGTTTTAGCTGTTCCGTATCGAGTCCCGAACACACAGCGTGCGCCCTTAGTAAGGCGTCCGCCAGTTCCTGGTGCTTTCCACTGTGCATCGACAGCAGCATTTTTTCCTGGCTGCGGCGATCCAGCCTTGCGAATGCCAGGCGCATTTCACTGTCACGCATGAATCCCTGAACATCATCAGATGCCAGTGGATTAACCGGCGCGAGCTTGTTCTTCAGATAATCGAGAATGTTTGCGGCCTGCTCGCTTACGGCTGCGACGCCGCGGGTAAAGTCTTTGAGCGTGTCCGGGTTCCGGGCTTCACCTGCCCTGCGGTTTTTTGCCTGTTCGTTCAGATCCGGATCGTTGCGGATAACGTCCAGCAAATCCGCCTCAGCTTCGGCCTGCTGCGCCGTTGTCCTCAGGCTGGTGAGTTCGCCCGCCATGCCACGAAATAAAGCGGCCATCTGAGTATTTGGCGCAACAACCTTACCGGCATAACCAGCCAGCTCGATGCTGTGTTTCCCAATTTTGATTGAGTAGCTCACTGGCCAGCCTCCATTTTTGATAGCCCTGCATCAAATACCTTGCGCGCAACAGCATGGATTGACGGCGCGATCCCCATGCCCGACTTCTGGCGCTCCCTCTCCTGAATGGTTTTCAGAGCCTGAATCTGCTCCCCGTTCAGCAGGACGGGCTTAACGTTAACCTTGCTCATGATGCCCCCTGTAATAGCAACCGTTAAAATTCCATAAATCGCAACAATCGAATAATCAATTGCGATTTATGAAACGATGTTAATGAAATTGCAGGGGCGCACAACGCTAAAAGAGTGGATGCGTTTTAAAGAATTTGCCCTCAAGGTATACATGGTGTTCATTAAGGCAATAAATTACCTATAAAACAATACATTAACCTATGAACACCAGCCTACATTTTGGGATTTCAGGTCTACACGGTATACATCATTCTGTTTAATAAACCATCAGATGATTAATGAGAGAATGAACACCATGTACACCCTGTGTATACCTGAAAACAAGGTATACATGGTTTATTTCACTGATTTATATATAAATTATTCTCTCGATGTATACCATGTATACCTTTCTCCATATTTATCTGAACTTCATTCTTTATGACCGGCTACAGGATGCGTCTGAGGTAACCAGTCTTCCGCACTTTCTGAAAGTTCAACGTTAGTCACCATGCCACGGGCTTTCCGTTCCTTACGGTACTCGTGATTAAACTCCCTCATCGCGCTTTCCATCCCCTCTGCGAATTTATTCAGCGTCAGCGGCTTGTCGAATCCATTGGCCTCCAGGAATGCCAGATAAGCGTGATAGAGATAAATTCGTGGATAGTGAGGCGGATTGCGATTTCCTACCATCATTCCCGCACAATCAGCCAGGCGCTCCAGATGCGCACAGAAGGCGTACAGAGGATCCGTTTTCTGTTTCACCTCTAATGCCTCTTCGCTGTTCCGTTGCTCCAGCAGAAGCGCCCGCGCTTTTTCCGGGTTCGCAAAGTTCGCCAGCAGCCGGCGCACAACTACCGGGATTTCAGCGGATATCTTTTCTGCCAGGTCGGGATCTTTATCCTCCTCGCTGACGCGCCGGTTAAACTGGAAAATTACGCGTCGCCGGGAAACGCCGCCGGCACGTTCGGTGAAAATCATCGGCGTGTTGTTCGTGGCCACAACCACCGCCCGCAGAACGGCGGTGTACTGGTGCTCGTGTTTCGGGTCGATCTCCACCGCATCCCCGCCGGTGATTGCCTTTATTCCGGTGCCCTCACCTGAATACTTCGGCTGATCAGGAAGCGTTATCATGCTCTTGCCGACGAACTGCGCCCGCCCGCGCGCGCTGTCGAGCGCCGCCATGTTCCCGCTGGCGGTGTTATGCGCGCCGGCCAGCATCGTGGCGATGTGGGTAAAGACGCTTTTCCCGCTCCCGCCCTCCCCGGTTATCTCGAGGAACAGCTGCCAGTCATACCGGTTCGCCAGCACCATAAAGAGCGCTGCAGCGATGCGCTGCATCTTAATTGCGTCTCTATCTGATGCGTAACTTAGCCACTTATGGAAGTTCGGCGCGTGGTCGCGGAGGTTTTCGCCCGGTACCGCCGGTGTATAGGTCACGCCGTTATGGTTGGTCAGCCAGTTATCCAGGCTGTGTTCGGAGAAAATGCCGGTTTCCATATCGTAGACGCCGTTTGCAAAGGGGATCAGGCTGCGCCGCGGCTCCCCCATTACCGGGATAACGATTTTCAGGGCGTCGATAACGTTGTTGATCGCGCGCTTGCTGAAGTTGGTTTTGTTCTCGTTGTAGATAGCCACCATTTCGCGGCTCAGCTCAAGCAGAGACGTTTTCTCCCAGATGCCGGCGCGGTAGACGTACACGCCTTCGCTGTTTTCATTGATCGCAATGCCGGTGTAACGCGCGGCCAGTATGAGCGCCTTTTCGTTATCAGCCAGGTCGCGGAGGTTTACATCCGTCAGCGGTTTGCCGATCACCATGCTTTTGCCGGCTTCCGCATCGGCTTTGAGGCGCGGCAGCTGTGGCGTCCAGTCCTCCAGAAGCTGATAACCTTCAGAGTAGAATTGCGCGCGCTCCACGCCGGCCACCGCCAGCTTTGTCGCGAGAATGGTTATCTGCCGTTCGGTCAGATGCCCGCCGCGGCACACCCGGGCATACAGCCGGCCATCATCCACAATGCGGATATTCTCCAGCTCTGCCAGCTGCTTTTTATCCAGCACAACCGGCGGCACCGTATCGCCAATCGGGTTCATTTCCTGCCATGCTTTGGCGAACGTCCAGGCATCGGCGCCGGCAAAGATGATTGACTCCTCCATGAGATCCGCCGGCTGCTTTTTAAGGTTTGGTGCATTCTTCATTTTCTGTTGCCTCGCTCCCTGATGATTTCCCGCATAACCCGAATTCGTTCGATGCCCTGCACCCGCATAATTCGATCGATATCTTTTTCGCCAGCGACCGGCGCGGAAGATACAAATTCAAATTCCCGCACCAGTCTTTCTGGCGTGCAAAAACACGGTGAGCTGTACCCCTCGCGGCAATATGTCACTCTGTCGAATCGGTAACTTTCGATAATTACGATGTTGCCCCGACCGTCCTTCCATTTATCGCCCGGCCTGATTTCAGGGTGAGCGCGGCCACCAGCAGCTAAGCCGGAATTTTTAATCGTCATAATTTTTTACCTCACGCCGCTGGCGGGATTACCTGATAACCAATTTTCTTCAGAAAGCGCGCGGCACTCTCCACCGTGAAAATGATTTCGTCGTCCATAAGGGGGCGCATCGACTGAAGACCATTTGACGTGTCCACCAGATAGCGGCCGCCAGCCGGAAAACTGAAAACGTTTTTGCCGTCGGCCCGGCGAACCAGATCGTAAACAGGAGTCATAATTTCCCCTCCCCGTCCCTTAATGACTGGCGGGTAAAACAATATCGCGCGCTATTTAATTGCTCCGATACGTGATCGGCAAAAGCGCCGAGACGGCAAAATTGGATAACCATTTTCATACAGATACCTCCATGGCCAGACGGGATTGAATGGCGGAGGCCTTACTGCCTAACTGGAGGTAAGTTCGGGTGATTGCCGGGTTACTGTGCCCGAGCATTTCAGAGGCGACCAGCAATCCCTGTTCGCCGCCGGCGGACATGAGATTAAAGGCGGCAATCTTGCGGCTGGAATAGGCACTCAGGCGCAGACGCGTGTTTACCACTCGGGTAAACCACAGCATTACGTTGTGCAGTTTCTTCCAGATCGTCTGGCGGCTCACGCTACCTTCCAGAGACTGGCAACGGTTACTTTCAATCTGGCTGCGGGAAAATACCAGGTCGTCACCGATAAGGTTGCGCTCCATGCGTTCGCGCAGTCGTTTGATGATGCCCGGCGGCAGCTGTTTGGTGTCGTGCTTCACTTCAGCCTTCGCCACCAGCTCAAACACGATCGCCTGTTCTTCCTCCGTCATGCCGGCGGCCAGTTCGTCGCAGCTCACGCTATCCCAGTGCATGTACCCAATGTGATCGCCAGCAAGCCGGGCAGCGTCCTTGCGCTGCTGGCGAACAATCTCGATCCCCTTACGGGTCGCTCTGGCTTCCGCTGCTTTGGTCTGCTTCGCTACGATGATTGTTGCAATGCCGGTTTCCCAGTTGATGCACGAGTAACGGAAGTTGCACACGTCACTGGTACGCCAGCCGGTAACGGTCGCAATATCCCACCAGAGTAAAACCCAGTCCGGCTGTGTCTGCTGGATGCGTTCACGCAGTTTGCGCTGCTCTTCCCGTTCGTAAACGGGGGTCATGGTGCGGGTGCCTTTCGTGGTAGTGGCTTTTACCACGTTGCCGCGCAGCGCGCGGGCTTTAGCTGTAAGGGTCTGGAGGTTAAACATGGCTACCTCCCAGTTTTGCAACATCCAGTTCAAACGCGCCGCTGCTGTACTGATAAAGCGAACATTCAGAGCGAATTTTGGCGGCAAAGATAAGATCCCAGCGGGAATAAAACTCGCGAGCTTCTTGCTCACTGTCGGCAACGATGCGGATAACAACGGGAGTGCAGGTCCGGCCTTTCGGCGTACCGAGGAAAAGCCAGGTGAATTTGGGCAGTTTTTGGGTTGGGGTAGTAGCCATGTGGCAGCCTCCATACAGTGGTCTAGATAACCACCACCGGAAACGCCAATTTCACTGGTGGTGGACTGAGCAGGGTTGGCGTAACCGGACTGTATGGACTCCGGCGCGGATTTCTCCGCCCCCACCCAGCCCACCATAATTTTGCTAGCAGAGCGGTTTTGAACCACAACGCGTGAAAATAGGTGAGACGGATCAACGGCACAAAAAAAGACGCTTGGCGCGTCATGTGTCGCCATACAGTCATTCAGGACGCCAATCCTGGCACCAGGTTTTGCTGGTGCTTTTAAAGCATACCCTTCAGTTGAATAACAAGGCAAGGAGTTTTTAGGGTGAGCGAAGCCCTGCCCCAGACGGGCATAATTGTTCTTCATGGCATTAACCTTTTTGAATTGTTTAGTGAGCTGTCGCGACAAACTTATTCTGCGAGATCCGAAGTGCAAACTCTCGCAAATTATCTCTGCTCACGGAATCTCAGTTCGTTTGGCTGCGTGACGATTCAATGCGCTCACTAATCCATTCATCAATTTCGCTTTCAATGAAAGCAATTGCTCGAGAACCAATCTTTATGGATGAGGGGAAACGTTGCTCAGCCATGAGTCGATAGATCCAAGCCTTGCTATAGCCGGTTCTGCGCTGAACTTCAGGTAAGCGGATAAGGGAATGGGACATATATACCTCTCGAAGTCTAATGTGGTCTACGAGGTATATTTCAGCAAAAACATGCGGGTGGTTGTGGAAGTTACGGTAAATCAGTTGGAAGTAGTTCTTCCACTGAAATAGAAGTACTGTCTGAAGTTTTAGAACCTGTAGATCGTCTTTTTGGAAATCCTAATGAGCTATTTGGAAGCGTATGTGTTCAGAGCTTCGTCAATTAGCATAGTCAATGCCTTATCAGTCACATCGATGCCATCGCCATGCTCCAATATGATTCTTGAGGCACTTCTGGCAACTTCGGATTTGTTCAATTTCTTACCGCGAACATATTTTCCACCCGCTTTTTCAAGCGCAATCGCCATACCAGCGATCAATTTCAAAGCAGTGTCTTTGCCAGCGAACTCGCCCCATACCTCAGGAACATGTTCATTAACATGAGCTGCATTTTCTTCCTCACAGCCATACCATACATCTTCAGCAGATAGCTCTTTGATTGCCCAGGGCCAAATATCCTCAGCGTAAAACTCAGCGTTTACAAAATTACCGGCAATATCAGTCCAAACAGTTTTCGGGCTTAGCTCTTTGTTTAGAGCCCCGTGAATGATACGTAAATAGCTACAAGCCATGTTGTATCTTTCGGGGTCATAACTTTTATCAAATTCTTTTAAGCTTGCAAAACGATACACACCGGCCATGGCCATTGCAGCCTGTTCAGCAGTGACCACACGTTGTCGGCGAAGATGATGGGGCATTTTGAGGATGTTTTCTCGCATAAAAGCTTCCTGCTAACGATAGTCTACAGAAGTCTACTACTGTCAATTAGCACTGTCTATACATACAGTTAAGCGCTTTTCCCGAACGTTCCATGCACTACATTTTCGCCGTTTTCCAACGCCTCCATATAGTCGGCATACCATTGAAGCATTTCACGGCGGCCGTCTATGTATTGAGCATGGTTGTAAGTACCTCGAATAGAGTTTTTGTCGACGTGTGCCAGCTGCGTTTCTATCCACGCGGTGTTGTAGCCCTGTTCGTGCAGGATGGTACTCATGGTGTGCCGGAAACCGTGCCCGGTGACTTTTCCGTCATAGCCAATCCGCTTAAAGACTTGGTTTATGCTGGCTTCACTCATTGTTTTTCGCGGATCGTTGCGGCCAGGGAACATAAGCGGGTAATTGCCTGTTAGCTCTTGGAGCTGGCCAATAAGCGTAAGAGCTTGCCTGGACAACGGCACCACATGAGGGCGACGCATTTTCATGCGTGAGGCTGGTATTTCCCAGACCGCCTTACTGATATTGATTTCATCCCAAAATGCCCCGCGGAGTTCGCCGGTACGCAAGCCGGTGATAATCAGCAGACGAGCGGCCAAAACTACTAACGCGCTTCCGGTATATCCTGACAACGCCTTGAAGAAATCAGGCAATTCTTTCGGTGTGAGGAAAGGATAATGATTGGACTCATGCCCTTGCATGGCGCTGGTGAGATCCGGAGCGGGGTTATACTCAGCACGGCCGGTGACTATTGCGTAACGGAAAACTTCCCCGCAGCGCTGCCTAACTTTTTTGGCCTTTTCTGTAGCGCCGCGCCCCTCAATGCGCCGCAGCACATTCAACAGTTCAAGCGGTTTGATATCGGCTATTGGTTTTTTGCCAATGTAAGGGAACACATCTTTGTTGAAAGCTTCCAGGATGTCTGAAGCATACCCAGCAGACCATTTTTTTAATTTGCTGCTGTGCCACTCAAGGGCAAGATCTTTGAAGGTATTGTTTAACTGAGTTTCACGGGCAATCTTCTCTTCCCGTTTCGCTTCCATAGGATCGATACCCCCAGCGATACCCCTTTTCGCTTCTTCACGTTTTGACCGAGCATCGGCCAATGTGACTTCAGGATACACACCCAGCGCTAACAGCTTCTCTTTGCCGGCTACACGATACTTGAGCCGCCAGTATTTGCCGCCATTAGGTTTAATCAGGAGATACAAACCACCACCATCAGCCAGCTTGTAGGGCTTATCTTTAGGTTTGGCGGCGTCCACCTGCCGGGCGTTTAGTTTCAC